AACAACGAATATTAATAATTAGCGATTTACACATACCATACCACCATGAAGAAGTTTTGCATTTTTACGAGAGATTAAAAAACAATATAAGCAGACTTCGCAGTTAATATTGGCGACCTACTTGATTTCCACGCTATATCTATGCACGATCACAATCCAGACTTACCTTCTGCGGGCGACGAATTAAAAATTTCTAAAGAATACATTAAAGAATTAGAATCTATATTTCCAGAAGTTATAGAAGTAGATAGCAATCATAGTAGTCTTGTTTACAGACGAGCATTAAAATATGGCATGAGTAAACAATTCTTAAAAGATTATGGTGATTTTCTTGGTACTAAAAAATGGAAGTGGATAGATGATCTTACTCTTACAATGGGTAATGGCCAAAGGTGTTTCTTCACTCATGGAAGAAGTGCAGATGTATTAAAGACTAGTCAAACAATGGGAATGAGTTGTGTTCAAGGACACTTTCATACTAAATTTGTAATATCTTATTGGGCCAATCCAGACAATTTGTTTTTTGGAATGAATGTAGGATGTTTAGTTAATCAAAAATCAATGGCATTTGCTTATGCTAGAAATTTTAGAACTAGATTTATAAATGGTTGTGGTATTATTATTGATGGTATTCCTAAACTATTACCAATGGTATTAAATAATAAAGGTAGATGGATTAAGAAAGTTCTTTAATTTCTTTTTTAACTTCATCCATTGATTTAAATAAAGTTTTCATTCTTTCAGCACATATCTTTTCATGTGAGGTTAATCTAATTCCATTATGATCTGCTATGTTGGAGTTAGATTTTCTAGCCATTATATTTTGTTTATTAAAATGAATTTCATAATATTAATCTATAGTTAAGCAAGTGAATATGTGGTGTGGAAATAATACCCACTTGCAAAAGTTTTATACCATTTTGTTATTATAAAATCAACTCTGTTAAATCTTTATTTGATCCTACGGTTCCCTTGTAAAAAGTATTAAAAGCTAAACTTATTCGAGTGTTTTTGCCTTGTTTGGTTTCTACTTGATGAGTAGTTGATGATGGAAACATTACTAATTGACCAGTTTCTAAAGCAAACCACCAAGTTTCAGAGTTCCATATATTAAAATCTTTTGTTTCAGGTTTTATTTGCTGGTAGCCTTTTGAATTTGTAAATTTAATTTTATCATTCTCTTTATCACAATCAAAATATAATACACCAGATACAACTGAATTAGGGTGTGCGTGTTGATGATGATATTGATTTTCTTCTGTGTAGTTTAACCAAGATTGAGTGATATAAAGTTCTATATTATTTTTAGGAGATATAATTCTATCTAAATAATCTTTACAACATTGATCTAAAAACTTCTTTATATTTTTAAATTCTTTTCTGTTTAATATGTAGTTGTCTTTAGTGTGTATATTTCCTTGATTTTTACTACATTTGTTTTTTTGATTATCTACAAATTGTAATTCTTGTTTTGTAAATGTTCTATTTATATTTGACATATAAATAGGTGTAGGAAATAAATTTTCTATTATAGCTTTTTTCACACCACTAAATATTAATTTGTTTTAACTTCCCAATTTAAAATAGATTCATTCCAAGAATAATACTGATTATCTTCCAATTCTGTTGTTGGCATAGCAACAGGTGCTTCCCATAGACAAGTAGTTTCATTTAAAACCCAACTATTGTAAAATTTTTCAGGTATAAAAGCATCTCTATCTTCATCATATGTAAATCCTATACTTGCGTGATTTTTTCTTAAAGGTATTTCACCATTATCATGTACTCCACTATGAGTATTATAAGAAGTCTGAACCCAAATAGACCAACCTGTTAATTTAGTTAAAAAATCAATACCATTAACTTCTTGTTCTACTCCGTTACTATCTAATAGTTCATTATTATGAACTGATAATACTTCTATTACTTTATTGTTTAAACCTATTTTTGCAAAACTAGCCATTATGCTGTGTAACTCCCACTTCCTGTAAATGTTAAAACTGTTTTTCCACTAACTCCTGTAGCAACTGTTGGACTACCTGTTGTAGTTCCTGAATAACTTGCGTCTGGCACACTTAAAATAACAACTCCTTTTCCACCGGCTCCAGTTGTTCCAGGTTCAGTATAAGTACCACCTCCACCACCTCCTGTATTTGCAGTTCCAGCACCAGCAGTACCCGCGCTTGAACCATTTCCACCACCACCACTTCCTCCTGTACCGTCTCCTATATTTCCCGCACCTCCTCCTCCTCCAGCTCTAGTTACTGAAGAACCAGTTATAGAAGAAGCTGTTCCAGCACCACCATCTCCAGCATCACTAACAGAAAAATTGCCACCTACTGCACTAGCACCACCTCCTCCACCAGTTGCTGCACTAACACCTCCTTCATGTTTTCCAGTTCCTCCATTATTTCCTTGTGAGGGAGATGTTGAGGGAGTATTACCACTTCCACCAGATATAACACCAGCTGAACCATTAGCAGCAGTACCAGCACCTCCACCTGAACCACCATTATTACCTGTTGCTAAAGAATCATTTCTTGCACCACCTGCACCACCTCCAGTAGATGTAATTGTTGTTAAACCTGTTCCTGAAATTGATGAATTTGAACCATTATTACCTCTTTGTGATCTAAATTGACCAGATGTTAAACCAGCACCACCATCTCCTACTGTTATTGTATATGTAGCTCCCTGAGTTAAATTTTGTGTTGAAGTTCTATAACCTCCGGCTCCTCCACCTCCATGTGAACCACTTGCTCCTCCAGCAATAACTAAAAAGTCTGCTGAATAAGTTTGTAAAGTTTCTAAAGCAACTGCTCCATCAGTATTTGGAATCCAACCTTGTGTTGCACCAGAGTAAACAATATCTATTGATTCACCTGTTGTATCATATACAGGATTAGGACTTGAGTTTCCTTGAAAATTTAATGAATTTTGATTTATTGTAACTGCGTTGGTTCCCCATGTTCTTAAATAGTCTGTAAAATAATTTGGTCTCCAACACTTGCTGATGCTGGAAGTGTAATAGTACAAGCATTAGATGTTGTATTAATCCAATAACCATTACCAGCAACTGCTGTTAAAGTTGAAGCTGTTACAATACTTGATTGCCAATCTGTTCCACCTGATGCTGGATCACTCCAAGAAATATCTGTACCATCAGATGTTAATACTTGATTGGCTGTACCTTTAGTTAAAATTGCTGTAGCAGCACTAGCATTTCCATAAAGAATACTTCCTCTACTTAATGCGTCTAATTTATTTAATTCTGTTGCAGTAGAAGTTACTACTACATCTTCATTTATTTTAGGTGAAGTTAAAGTTTTGTTTGTAAGAGTTTCTACTCCAGCTAAAGTTGCAAAACCAGATGTACTTACTGCTACGTTTTCCCATGCACTACCACTATAAATACGCATAATATTTGAAATAGTATTAAAATAAAGCATACCAGCAGCTAAAGCATCACCATCATTATCTGTAGTTGGATCAGAAGATTTAGAACCTAAATAAACATCATCAAAAGCATCAGCAGATGCTGCGGCTTCATTTGCAGAAGTAGCTGCGTTAGTTTCAGATGTACTAGCATTGGAAGCAGAAGTAGAGGCATTAGAAGCAGAAGTTCCAGCATTAGTTTCAGAAGTTCCAGCATTTGTTTCACTTGTACTTGCGTTACTTGCTGATGTACTTGCATTAGATGCTTGAGTAGTAGCTGTACTTGCAGATGTTGAAGCATTACTTGCTGATGTAGCAGCATTTGTTTCTGATGTACCTGCATTAGTTTCTGATGTTGCAGCGTTTGTTTCGGATGTACCAGCATTTGTTTCAGAAGTTGCTGCATTAGTTTCTGATGTTGCAGCATTAGTCTCTGCTGTCTCTGCATTAGTCTCTGCTGTTTCAGCATTTGTTTCAGCTAGTTCGGCAGCTGTTTGTGCGGTTTCTGCAGCAGTTTGTGCAGTTTCTGCATCAGTTGCTGATGCTGCGGCAGCTGTAGCAGACGTTGCAGCACTATAAGCATCTACTAATAATTCAAAATGATCTGTGTCTGTTAAAGTATCTCCAATAACACTATCTGCTATACAAATATAAACATTATTTAATTGATCAGCAGTTGTAGATTTAATCATATCTCTAATAGCATAAGCTGCTGTAGTTGTTGTTGCGTCTGTACCTTGATATGTACCAAGTTCTTGTGTTACTGAAATTTCTCCAGAAGCATCAAAGGCTAAAATTTTATTTGCTCTATCTGTTGCACCTACAGTAAATTCTGTAGAAGTCATTGTGTTTGTTCTTGATAATTTTATTGATCTATCTGCTTGTTCTTGTTGTTCTTGTAATAAAGCTAAATTTTTATCAAATGCACTTTCAACACTATCAGCAGTAAATGGATCATTTTCTACTAAATCTAATGCTTGTGTTAATGTAGTTGATCTTCTTAAAATAACTGTTTCAGTTGCAGAAGGTATTGCACCAGATTCAAATACTACATTACCACCAGATGCTTCTCCAGCACCTGTTACTGTATAATGAGTAGTTAAAGTTTTAACAGTTTCAGCACCTGCCGCAGATCGGATAATAACCTGCATATCTGCCGTAGTAGATATCTTAAATTGATACGCAAAGGTATCATTACTAGCATCACCAGAATAACTGTTTTTAATTATTGTTGTAGAAATAGTCATTACTTTTTATATATCATTGTTTTTTCATGAAGGGAACATTATAATCTAATTCTTTCTCAATGTCAGCCATTTTCCTTAAAGCCCTTGTTAAATCATCACCTTCTAAAGTTAATAAATACTGCATAAATTTTGTACCATATGTATAGTTTAAAGCTGTAGTATATCTTTTCATCCAACTTTTATCTTTAGATAATGCTTCTTCTTGTGATTTAGATAACTTTTTATTAGATAATAAATTTTGAACAGCTAAATCAGCAACAGCAGAATAATGATTATCCTGTTGTTTTCCTTCTGAAAGTTCTTTCCATACTTGTTCTGTAATACCTTGATTAGATACTTTTAAAAACCTTGCTACTGTTTTACCAAATATAGGAACACCTAATGTATCTTCAATTTCTGTAACTATACTATCTAGATTATAAGGATCATAATAACTATCAAATTTATAGAACATCATACCACCACTATTATTCCAAAACCATTTACCAAATGCTTTTGATCTTTCCCATTGACCAGCTACACCTGTCATATCTTGTAGTTTTTCTGGATATACATTTAACCCTGTAAACGGGTCTTTTGGTGCATCACCAAAACCAAATTGAGCCACAGCATTTTTAGCTGCTGCAAAAAAAGGAGAAAAACTTGGTGTTGATTCATCTAACACAGGCATAACACCACTCATTAATTCTTGAAAATTATTTTTTAAAGGGTTATCTTCTATTTCTCCATACAATGAATTGTACCCATGATATGCAGCTGATCCAAACATTTTTACCATTTCATCTTTAGGAAATTGTAAATATACTACTTTATATAAACTACCATTTGTTGATTTCATTCCAAATTGAAATTCACCTTGGTCATCTATTACTCCTAAAGGTACTACATAATTACTAGCTAATACATCATTGCCAATTAAATTAAAATACAAATGAGCTGCATGACCCATAAATCCATATTTAGCAGCTCTATAAATTACTTGTGGTGCTACACCATATGTTAAAAATTTAGCCCACCATGCACCTTGGCCTTGATATCTTTTTGCTTCTGTTACACTTCTCCATTCTTCTTTAGCTGCATTACCAAATAAAAATATGTTATTATATAAAGTAGCAGCATTACCTTTTCTTAAAAAATTAGGAGAACCTGCCCAGTTTCTTATTGCATAATTTATTTGTGAATCTGTCCAATCAATTAAACCTTCATCTCTTAATTTGTTTAAATGTTTAAATGCAGCAATTTTTGTTGTTCTTTCAAAAACTCTAGATATTCTTTCAGCACTTGTTACTAATTTATAATAAGGGGGTATAACACTTTCATTGCTTAACCATCTATCTGATTGCATATCATTTTCAAATTTAGTTATAATAGTATCTCTTAAATGTGGTGCTAATTCTCTTTCAGCTTTAGTTAAATCTTTAATTGATTTTTCTTTATGTGCAAAACTAATAACTTTATCTAATGCTGCTTTACTTAATTCTTTCCATTTAGGTATTCTTTTTAATAATATAATACTTCTTAATACTCCATCACCACTCATCCATGATGGCATCCCTTCTGTAATACCACCTGCTCTTGATCTATATTTTTCTGTTAATGATATAACTAATCGGTTATTTAACATTTCAACAGCATCTTTATCTTGTCTTAATTCATCTCGTTTCATTACTTGTCTAAAAGCTGGTGTCCAAGATTTTGCCATTTGTACAACAAAGCTATTTTTTCCACCATGTAATAAATCAAATGCCGTAGTTTTAGGTAAATTAATAATAGTTCTCATTGTATCTCTAAAAATATTATAAGACCAAAATGTAGGATTTATTTCAGTAAACATTTTACGATATGGTGCATTTAAACCATACACAAAATTAGTAGCAGCCATGTTATCATATGCATGACTTATCTTATCAAAACCATGTGCTACTTCTTTACCCATATAAGCAGCTCTTGGTTTACCATTTTCTGTCCATTGAATTAAACTAAACTTACTAATGTCCATTTCTTTATTTGCAGGAATCCATTTTTTATTCATAAAATCCCATTTAGCTAATTCTACTGTTCTTTCAGTAATAGGTTTGGCTTTTATAAAAGGAAATTTAGCAGTTACTCTTAATTGTTTTCTTTCAAAATTTTCTATATCATTTTTATGTTTAATTAAAAATCTATTAATTGTACCAACAACAGCATTTCTTTCTGCTATTTGTAATAACTGCCAATCTTTAAGTATAGTAGCTTCAAATACATTGGCTATTTCTTTAGCTGTACCATATTTTGTTTTAATAATAAAACCTTGTACCCATGAATCATTTTTCCAACTAGCATATTCTTCAATACGGAATGTTACAAATTCTCTATTATTTTTAATAATCTCTAAAGTAGCTGCATCAAATACACCAGACTTTTCTAATTCTTTTATAACATATTTACTTCTGTAATTATAAAATGCTTCTGCAAGTTGTTTAATTTCTGGTGTTACTTTTTCTTGCAATGCTACTAATTCACCTGCTTTTATAACTTCTATACCTTTAGGGTTTAATACATTTGCTCTTGGCCCATCTGGTTTAGCTACCCATCTATTTTGTAAATATGCTGCAAAAATATCTCTATTAATTCCAGCATCTTGCATAGGTTTAAATACTTCTGTCCATAAAGCATTTTGTACTCTTTCTATATAAGTATCTTGATATAACAATTTTTCTATTGCTAGTTCTACATTTTCTCTATCTTCTACTTTAAATCTTTTTGAACCTTTTTCTTGTGAAATTAATTTAGCAGCTGTTTTACCTAATAAATCACTACCAAATAATTTACCTTCATGTACTTTTTTATAATAATTAAGAATAGTAAAAAATACACTATCTACATTTCTTCTTATAAAATCATAAGTATCAGAAACTTCTAATTCTTTTTCTGCTTTATTAAATATTTTCATTCTTGTTTCTCTGTATGATTTTACTTGGTCTTTTAAAATGTTTGCATTTTTTTGATCTTTAGGTAGATTTAATTCTGTTTGAGTTTCTTCCCATACCTTTAACACCTCTGGTTTTCTATGCATATAATTCATCCAAGTTCTAAAAGCTATAGGTGCAATTACTTGTGTTTCTTTAGGTCTTAATAAGAATGACATCATAAAATCTGCCATTAATTCTGGTGATGAATATCTATAATCTGTAAATTTTTGATCATTTTTTTCATTAAAAGGTTTCCATTTTTGAGTAATTGCTTTTAACTCTACCATTACTTCTGCTCTACCTACTAAACCTCTTTTAATAACTTCTTTTTGAATAGTTGCTTTTAATATTTCATCTAATTTTTTCTTTTGTGCTGCTGATATGTTTTTACCATCTAGCTTTCCAGAACCTAATGCTTTTAATATTTCTGGGTGTAACTTGTCTTTCATAGCATCTTTTACAATAGCTTTTTTTAACTCTGAACTTGCTCTGGCATAAGCCTCATATACAGCAGGATCAAGAAGTTCTCTTGCTTTAGCATCTGAAAAGATTTTTAATATATCTTTAGGCTCAAAACCTAAACTTTTAATTTCTTTGTCTGTTCTTTTAAATAATGCTTTAGCTGTTTTTTCTGCTTCATATCTTAATTTAGCCATTTCAGCAGTTGTAAATGGGCCTTCTCCACCTTCTTTACCAGCCATCCATTCATTCATATATTTTTTTAATGAAGCTAAACGACCTAATACATTACCTCTAGACAAAGTAGCATCTGGAATAAAATCTATATAATGGCCTAATTCATGGCTCATTGTCATTAAAATAGATTCTAAATTCTTTTTGTAATCTTTGTCTGTAGCATCTATTAAATCTTTGTTTATTTCTATTTTACCTTTTCCGCCTTCGGAATATTTCATCTTACCTAAAGTTATTCCGCCTCTTATTTGTCTAAATTTTTGAGCAGTAGGAGTATCTCCTTGGGATAATTCAGTAAACATTTTAATAAGATCATATAATTCTAATCCCTTAAATACATTAGTATCTTTGTTTAACTTTATATCTTCCCATGATGGTGCTTCTCTACTAGTTCCTTTACTAGCATATGTTGCATCTGCAAATTCTTTTTCTCCTAAATCAAATTCTTGTTTAAATTTATTAGCTTCGTTATTAACTTTTTGATTAGGTTTATTAGACATTAACAAACCTGTCATTTCACCTTTAGAATTTCTAAAAATTAAAACACCAGAATTAGAATATTTTTCACCTGATAAATTATACTTACTATTTACAGTATCGTAATGCCCTGTTACTACAGCATCTTTATTATCATTTAATTTTTTTAATGACATATATGCGTGTAAATCAAATGTAAATGGTTTATTATTAATATCAACTACTAGACTTTCAGATTCAACACCTAGTTTATTATCTCTGTCTATTTTAAATAATAATTTAACTTTATGTTCATTTGTTTGTTTAGGTATAAAATCTTTAATTAAATCAGTTATATTTTTATCTTGTAATCTAGCAACTGTTTTTTGTATTTTATTTAACTCTGTACCTAAATTTTTATAATGAGTACCTATAAACATCATAATACTATTAGATGATACCATCCCACTTTTATCTGAAACAAATTTTTTATTACTTATATTTTCAAATGCTTGAACATCTTTATGATATGTTGTTTCAAATATTTTAGCATCTTCTTTTATTAATTCTATTTTTTGTTCATATTCACCTTTAGTTTGTTTTGATTCAAATTCTGTACTGTCTTTAAATATTTCAACTTTTTTACTTGGTTTCCATTTTTCTACCAAACTTTCAGCTAGTTTAAATTTTTCACCATTTTCTTTTTCTATTAAATAAATATGTTCTTTACCTTCAAAACCAACTTCTAAAACTCTACCTTTTTCTTTTCCTATAGCATCTATTTTAACTTCCATACCTGTATAAAATAATGGTTTAGGTATATGGTCAATTCTATTTTCATTATTTTTTCCAACAGATTCATTCATTTTTTTAATAATAGCTAATTGCTGTTCTCTATATTCAAATGGCATATCTTTACTTGTATCTAATATGTCTGTTAATACTGTTGAATCTTTTTCTATATCTTTTAAAATTTCTTTAGGTGATTTTCCTGTTTGATAATAAAGTTTATATAATTTATTAACTCCATCTTTCATGTATTTAGATGATGTAGATATTGCAGTTTTTGAACCACTCATACCAGCTTTTAATCCAAATATAACTACTGCTGCATCTATAAAATCTTCTTTTCTAGGGGGTACATATTGTTCATCAGTAGCTAATACATTTATTATAGATGGTACTGTAGCTAACGCAGAAATCTCTCCAGATACTTTAGATGTACCTAACAACCAATCTCCAAATGCAGTTCCTTTTTCTAATACTTTTCCTGCTTTATCTTTAATAGTAGTTGCTAATCCAAATTTATTAATTATAGGCCCAGCTACTTTACCTGCAACTATACCACCTACTGCTACACCAGCACCTAAAGCAAAATCTTTACCATAAACTTTAGCTGTTGTTTCACTTAAAACTATATCCCAAAATCCTTCAAAAGTTTCTGCTTCACTTTGCATATATGTTTCTATTAATGCGTGTCTTAAAGCACCATGTAATGCAAATGCACTACCTGTTATAATTAGAGGACTTACAGGTAAAGTAGCACCACCAGTTACAGTTGCTAATACTGCTGCTTTTGCTATACCAACACCTGCACCTACAGCAAAAAAACCTAAATCTTGTCCTATTGATCTAATACCTGCTAATCCTCTTTTATCCCATCTTTGTCCATCTGACATAAATTCTTCTACAAGTTTTACTACATCTAATTTTTTACCAGTTTTTTTTTGTTCTTCTAAATCTGAATACAATCTGTAAGACATTTCTAATACTGATTGCATACCACCTCTTTCCCAAGAATCTTTTCTTCCTTCACCCATAAGATTATCACCAGCCATAGATATAAAATCTGGCATTGCTTTTCCAAATGCAGGTAATTGCATAGATGTTTGTTTAACTTCTTCTCCACTAAACACAGAAGCATGATCTAAATTTTTAACAAGTCTATTCTTAATCATTTCTAATTCTTCTGGTTTTATTCCTTTAGGTATTAAATAGTTATCTATTAATAAATTAGCTGTAGCTGCTGTGTTATTTTCATCCATGCTAATTAAACTTTTAAAACTACTTGCAAAACCTTCTTGCTTGTTTAAATATGCTAAAAATAATGCAGTTTGTGCATCTGGTGTTAGTCCACTTATATCCTTGTCATCTTTTAATTCTGCAATCCAATAAGGAAATTCTGGAGAATGAATACCATTTTTAGTTAAGATATCTATATAAGCATTTAAACCAGTTTGGACTTGTTCTTCTGACATTCTAAACATACCAGATTCTCCATTACCCCATGAGTAACTTCTTGATCCCCATGCCTCATTACCAGTTAATGCTTTAGCAAAATGTTTTAAACTACTATTTAACATAAAACTTGCAGCTTTATAACTTTTCTTTTGAACACCTAATTCATCATACATATGCTGTAATGTATTTATAGTATGTCCAGCATATGAATTTATTAAATCTTCATTTAATGTAAAATCGCTGTAATATTCTTCACTAACAGGAACTCCTCTATTATCATAAATTTTTTTATTAACATCTAAATTAATGGCATTTCTATTTGCAAATGCTTCTTTATCTAATTGGTCAAAATTATAAGGTACATTATCATTAGATTGTAAATTAGCATTTATATTGTTGTTTAATAATTCTTCATATTGAATAATTTTATTATCTCTTTTTTCTTTAGTATTATTATCAACATTTAATGTTGTTTCATGTTCTTTTTCTTGTAATTGAGTAGAGTTTAAATTTGCATCTAAAGGACTAACTATATCTTGTGTATTTGTATTACCTATTAAACTATTTAATGTTTTTGATTTAGATTTAAAAGGAATACCAAAATGATTACTTTGTTCTACTTGGTTATAACCAGCATTAGTTAAAGTTTCTCTTTCCGTATTTAACCAAGAAGCAATTTCTTCTTCCGAATAACCTGCTTTTCTTAATTCCAATACTGTAGCCATATTAATTTTTTATTTTAGTTGTTGGCATATCTGTAACTCCAAAATACTTATTAAGCATAGGTATTTTATCGCTATTAAAGTCACCTTCATAAACCCATTTTCTATAATCTTTTTGATATTTTTTATATGCAGGACTTGTTGCATATTCATCTATAGATTCTTTTTGTCCTGTTTTATCTTTTATTTGCATTTTAGGTGGTTGAGGCTTATCTAATAATCTTTTTGTAAATCTAGCATATTTTTCATCTACTATTTTTGTTCCTCTTTTAGTTACTTTTCCTTCTGTATCTATTTCTGGTGCTGTTTCTATAAATGCTAATTGATTACCTTCTAATTCTGGATCAGCATCAAAAAATGTTTTATATATTTTATCTCTTTTTGTACCAAAATAATCTTTAGCAGTAACTTCTCCTTGCATTACTTTTCCAAAATCTCCTTGTTTTATATTTTCTAATAAAGATTTTTGATAAACTTCTATAAATTTCCATCCAATATAATTTTCACTTGTACTATCACCTAGCATAGAATAATAACTAATACCTGCTTTTTCTCCTTCTGCTAAAACTACATTTAATTCATTATAAATTTGAGGTTTTGCAGCTCTTAAATAAGAAAGAATTTCTGCTGGATAACCAGTATCTGTAGTAGAAAATTGAGCCATAAAATTTGAAACTAATTCATCTTTAAATTCAGTTCTGTTTTCATTATAATCTTTAGCCCATCCAATAAGCATTTCTTTTCCTTTAGCAGTTAATCTATCGTCTTGATTAATTCTTTGTATAAATACATTATCAGTTGAATTACCCATTATTATTTGGTCAAAATGTTCATTTAAAGCAATAGGATCACCATGCGTTGGATTACTTGAAGTTCCTTTTCCAGAATTTTTATCAGCAATAATTTGTTTTAATTCTGCAAAATGAGAATCTTTTGTTTTATCTGTTAATTTACTATCATTTATTAAATTTTTTAAATATTCTTCTGCACTTGCACCTTCTGGTATTTTTAATTTATCTACTCTTAAATTGCCTAACATAGTATTTATATCAACACTATTTTCATTATCAATACGAGCATCATTATTAGTCTTCATTGTTTTTTGTTCTGTTGCTCTAGTTTTTGCCCAAGCTAATAATTCTTCTTTTTTATCACTAGGTAAAGATTTTCCAAAATATTTATTTGTAGATGATGAATTTAATTCATTATAAATTGCTTGATAATCAACTTCTGGTTTTTGTGTCATATCATCTATATAATTTTTATTAGCTGATACTACTTTTTTCCAGACTTTATCTTCTATTTCTTTTTGATGTTTAGGAAAATCTACTGTAATTCCTAATAAAGCAGCTTTTGTAAATCTATCTTTTTCTTCTTTAATTAATAAATCTGTTGACATCCAAATATTAGGAGTAACAGATTGATTTTCTAAATTTTCTGTAAATGTAGTAGTACCAGATTGAAAATTAATTTGTGCTTCTGCTAATACCTTTTTTCTTCTAGTAGTTCGCATATTTTCTGCACCACCATTAAAAATTGTGTACATTTGAGATTGCCATATAGCAAAAGCATCATCATCATTTTTGTAAATTTTTTTATATTTGTCTTCTAATTTTTTAACAGAAGATTCATAAAATCCATTATAACTTTCTATTGTTCCATCTGTAGAAAGTTTTTGATTATCATTAATATTTGATAGTAATGAATTTATATCACCTTGTAATAATGCTTTATTAAGTGTATTTTTATTATCTACTCTTTGATCTTCAATTTTACTATTATGTGCAGCAATTTTTTGACCAATAAAGTCTAATGTATTAGTTACTTTATCATAATCAATTTTATTACTTTGAACAGCATTCAACATACTGCTACCTCTATCTCCAACAGAAGGTGCTGCTATTTCACCTCTAGGTATTTTTATTGCCATTTACTTCCTCGTAAGTTATTCTATATTGTGCTGGACTAAATTTTTTTTGTTCTGTTGAATTTCCATTTTTAGTTAAAGTCCATGCTTTAAATTCTTCATCTGTTTTTGGTACTTTTTTACTATATCCTTCAAATATCATTGTATCATTATCCCATACTTTTATTTTAAACATACTTATACTGTAGTTTTACTTGTTGAATAAGCATTGGTCATTCCACTTAATAAACTAGTTTTTCTATCCCATGATTCTTTTGCTAATGCACCTGCAAGTCTTACATCCATAGTTCTTAAATCCATTTCTACACCTTTATCTATCCAAAATAAAGTATCTTCTAAATTTTCTATAACACTTTCTTGTTCCATTAAACTTGAACCTGAAAATTGTATTCCTCTTGCACCAATAGTAGCTCTTTTTTCACTTAATAATTTTGCAGCTTGTTTATTAGCCATAATAGTATCTTGTGTTTTTTTAATGTTTAAATGGTATTGATCCCATGCCGCAGCTGCTTTTATTTGTTTAGACTGTTGAAGGCTTCCCATGTAAGACATTCCTGTACTTAAAGCCATCATTCCTGCAACTATGTACATTGGATTAAAAGAAGGTATTCCTGTTTCTTTAACTCTTTCTCCAGAACCACCTAAATTTTTTAATATTTGTTCTTCATCTTTATTAATGTATGCAAGAAACTCACCTTTAGGTGCATATTGTTCTAATAATTTTTTAGCTTCTATTATTTTATTATTCATATTAATCACTTGTTACTAATGTTCCTGTTATACCTAAAACTGTCATAGGTAGTGGTTGTGTTTGTTCAATTTCTATTTGACCATCTCTATTCCATCCTAGATTACTTACTCTTTTATCTCCAGTAAATTCTGCTATGTCTTGCCCCATTGGTGTAGAAGATGATCTAAAAGGTATTTGATCTCCATTAACAGTTAAACCTACACTTTTATATAATCTTACCACAACTTCATTATATCTTTTTTTCCTTGCTTGTGCAGTACCTGCTTGTGATCCTGATTCAATTCTCATAGTTTTAATTTTAGATGTATAACCAAGGCCAATTTCAATACTTTTAAAACTTGCTGATGTAGGTAGTGTAACACTAATACTACCCCCTGTAACTGTTTGATTTGGAAATACTGCATCTCCTACTAATACTTGTACGGATTCCCCTTCAAGATGGTTTAATCCTGTTACTACTGTTAGTCCATCATTTACTAATGCAGATAATGTACAATCCATATTTAATGTTGGGTCTAGATATTCTATGTATTGTCTTTTAGTATCATTAATTCTTCTTTCGCATATTATCCAAACTTGGTTTTCAAGTGTTTCATTTATTGAAGTTATACTTTTTATTTTAGCTTTTGTTGATAAAGAGTGACTTGCACCAATACCATCTGATATTCTTTTAATTGTTCTATCTACTGCTTGTGCATAAGTATCTGCTAGTTCTAATGTATTAGCATCTCTAGCAAAAACATAATATGTTCCACCTTCTGTTAATTCTGGTATTTTAGTTCCACCACCAGCACTATAAGTTACTTCATCTCCTGTAGATAATCCATGTGCTGTTATAGTAATGTATCCATTAAAATTAGCATCATTAAGATAATCAAGAACTCCAGTTGCACCATTAAATATAAATTTATTAGAACCACCAAAAATATGTCTATGCCATGCAACAACATCTTCTTCTCTATGGTATGTCATTCCTAATAATGTTCCATCAGTTCTTGCAGCCCAATAAATAGAATCTGGCTCTTGTGCGTAATCAACATCAACAATTCCTGTATCTGTTATATGTTCAGCAAGTAATGTCATATCTGGTGCTTGATATGCATCATCTTCAAAACGATATGCAAATGATCTAACTTTTCTTTGTTGTCTTTGTACAAATAAAACTTCACTACCTATTTGAATTGGTTGTGTTGTATATCCGCCATATGTAGTTTGTTGTGCAATATTAACATTGTCGGGCTTTAGAGGCTCACCAGCAGGTCTTCCAACTTTAAATTCACCACCAACAGTACCTACAATTAAATCTCTAGAAGGTGCTAACCATCTAATAACATTTACTTTGTTGGCTGCTATTGTATAAATAAATGCATCTGCTGCACTTCCATCTCCTACATCAAATTCTTCATATAAACCAGATTCACTTGCCCATATAGTTTGAGGATAACTTGATGACCCCCCAAATACTAATCTTTGTTCAAAAAATGATACTGTTCTAGGATAACCTGTTGTTGCAGACCATGCTCCTAATGACCAAACCGCAGCCCCTGATCCTGTTGCAGCTACAGTAATAGTCCATGTTACAACAGTTGTGCTAGTTCTCGCTGTAATTTCTCCCCATCCATCTCCTAATTTTACCAATCTACCTACATCAGTAGTTTGAAAACCAGTTCCACTATTAATTCCCGTTATAGCAGATGCTGTTAAAGTTCTTCCCGTTCCTACTGTTGTTGCACTTGTTGTTAGTGTTGTTGCTGTTGTATTTGTATCAAGAAAAGGGCCAACTTGAAAATCAACATCATCTAAAGTCCATGTTGTATGAGCTGTTCTTGATAATTTTGCAGGGGGATGATTTGGATGTACAATATACATAACATCTGCTGATTGTGTAAATTGTAATTCACTTAATTCTGCTGATGTATATGTTGTTGCTATTTCATATGTTTTAGATGCAGTTCCACCAGAACTATAAGCATCATAACTTGTGCTATCTTCACCAGTTAATTCAAATGTATTAGTTGTAGAACTTGCAACTGTAAATCTTCTTCCATTAAGTCTAGTCATTCCTACTACACCTGCAATCCAGACATCATTTCCATTTGAAAAACCATGACTAGTAGATGTAACTACAGCAGGATTAGCTGCTGTAATAGCTGTTATAGTTTTTGCAGCTTCTGTTATTTGACCATTATCTTTTAAAAATCTTATATAATTGTTTCCAAACTCTAAAACATATGCTTGTGTAATATTAAACTCAAAAGAAATTAATCTAGTAATTGCAGTTGAATCTTTTACTTCACAAACAAATCTACTTCCATTTCTTCTTGACACTCCACCTTGTGGAAATACTGTCATGTTTTCAAGTGTTTCTACACCATTGCTATATTTTTTAAAATCAACTTGACCAGCAAGTTTAGGTGTTAATTCTCCAGCAGTAAAGTTGGTTTGGAAAGGATGTACTCTAGCCATTAAGCCTTCCTAAAGTCAGTAAAAGTATCAGAAACAAGGTCATCAATAAAGCCCTCTTGTCCATCTATACTTCTTGCATCAGAAAGTTTTAGTTGGTAAAGTTTTTGCATTTTGTCTTGTAAAGATACACTATTAGTTATTGGGTAACATAAGTCTAATGCTAATTTTGCAGTTAATACATCTACAAATAATGCATCAAATTGTGTTGTATCTGTTATTCTTGCTACATATAAAATTTTAGCTGTACCTTCATCTGTTAATAATACCCTACCTTGTGTAGAATAATTTTCTACTTTGAAAATATAATCTTCATATTCCATTCCTAAAACTCTTAAACAATAAGGGCTAGTTGGTAATGAATATTGATATGCAAAACCATATGATGGTGTATCTGATAGTTGTGCTAATGATGTTCTTGTGATTGCAAAATTCCAAGGATGTAATCTTAATACTGCATCTCTTGCATCTGCGTAAAATGCATTACAAAGTCTTGCTCTTTCAGTATCGTCTGTCAAAGATGTAATAGGATTATCACCTAATCTTCTTAATGCATTTGAGCAAATTGATACTTCTGTAGCCATAATTTTTTATATTATAAAAAGGGCGAGTATAATCCCGCCCTTAATAATTGTTGTTATTAATCTACTATGTAAGTGATTACACCAGCTAGATCATCACCATCTGCTAAAGCCCCAATTGACTTTGCAGTAATGACAACTCCTTCTTTACTAGAGAAAGTAGCATTACCACCAAGCAATTTAGTTGCAGCAGTATTGCCTTCCATTGTAAAGTAACCAGCAGTATCAATGTCCAAGTTATCAACCATACCATCAACAACAACAGCAACCGCTGCTCCGTCTGCATCAGTATATGCTTCCCATCCAATATCCATTGTATTTGAACCAGCAGTCCAGTTACAATAAAATCTAGATAAACCGCCTATGATTTTAACTTTTCCTGCTGGAAGTTTTCCCAGCACGACAATTGATCCTGCATCACCAACACCGTCTTGATTGTGAGTAAAAGTTAAAGTTCTTAACTTACCCTTATCATTAACAGCATCAGCAGTTACAAGAGGAGTAGCTATTCTATTAGTGTACTCGGCACTATTTTGTGTTGTTACAGCCATATCTATATACTCCTATTACTCTGTACAAGCAATTTCAACCATTTTCTCGTCTTCTACTCTCGTAGCTCCGATAGTCATGGATAAAAATACTTGTGTTGCATAGTTCTTATCTGCTCTTTCAGATATCTTTGTAGATATATCTGATCCAACAGCAAGACCTAATGCTGATTGATTAAATGCTAATACTTGTCTATTGCCATTTGCATCTGTTCCAAGTCTTTCTGTTCTGATAAACTTGAAGCCCATGAATGAATCAATTTGACCTTGTACTAGTGCTTTTACTGAATTAAAATCAGAAGAAGTAATACTTGTTATTGCTAACAAATCAGAAATCTGACTTGCTGAACATACAAGATATTTAGCTTCGTCTGGGTTTGTTTCAGCGGCATCT